CATATAGAAATCTTTTTGGTCTTTACTCAATCCTTGTATAGTAGTTGCTGATGAAAATTGTTGAGGTGTTTTACCATCTAAATTATCAGTTACTGCTGATTGATTTACATTATCTCCCTCAATACCTTCTGATATATCTTCTGGTGTTTGTTGTTTAATACCTGTTTTAATATCCTTAAGTTTACCTTTTCCTTTTTCTTTAAATGAAACTATCGAATCTTTAACTTCACCTCTTTTACCCACTTTCTTAGGTTTTGATTCAGATGGTGTTCCATCTGCATTTGTTCTTGAATTTAAATCAACTGCATTTGATTCTCTTTCCTCATTATATGCTTCAATTGCAGCATCAGATTTTTTGTATCCATATATTGCTGCTACTGCGTTTTCATCTTCAATAAATTTAATAGTAATAGAACAATCAATTAATTTTGGAAGATATCCCATATCACCATTTGTTTCCCAATTACTATTATCTGGTATAGTATGTGTAAGAGATTCTACAAATCCTACTTTATTAACATATAAATCACCTAATCTAAATTGAATGATTGGTGGATTCATTTTTCTACCCGATGAAATAGTTGGATATGCCATTTTAGTTAATGCAGTTATTCTTTCCCAATTACTAACTAATTCTGATGGTGACATACAATAGATGTTTAAATTAAAAGTAACATTTCTTTCTACACCATCATATGTGTAGTATTGGTAAGGATTACCAACAAATTTATTACCACTCCAAGAAGGAGAAACTGTTTCAGAGATTCCTGTCACAGTACTTCTAAATACAACTGGTTTTGCACCTAATTTGTTAATATGTAATGGAATTAAATCTTGTATATCAGTTTCTCTACCTTCAATACTAATACTACCATCATCGTTTACAGTATAATCATCTGAAGGAGTTAATCTGTTTATTTCATCTATTCTACCTACTCCAGCTAAGTTTTTTAAACTATTTTTTAATTTGGAGTTAGGTGAACCTGGTGTACCTGTATATGGAAAGTCTTGATTATATAGTATTGGAGTATCACCTTTTTTAGATTTAAATCCATATGAATATCCATTATTCTCTTCTGGTGGTGTTCCAAATAAACCATCTTTTCTTTCTACACTATATAATGGTGATACTAATGATAAATCAATAATTGAATTTTCTTTAGTACCATCTTCATCTTGCATTAATTCTTTTACAACATCTTGATATTTTTGTTTATTACTATATTCAATTGTAAAATTATTATTATCACCTGCTGCTTCACCAATTGTTCCAGCATCACCAAAAAGTGCTGTTCTTGCTTTATCTTTAAGTTTTGTAATCCCACCACCTACTGCTTGTTTAAGAATAGTCTTTGGATTACCTCCACCTGATTGTTTTAGAAATTTACCTACATCTGTTCCATTTTCTCCAAATGTTTCAACTGTGATTGGGTCTGCAGATGTAGAACCATCTCCTCGTATTTCTATTATTTTATCCTTTACCTTAGTTGGTATTAAAGTTTCAGGTATACCTATTTTAGAGTTTATAAAATCTCTTGCTTGTGTAAGTTTTCCACCTATCAATCCACCATCAGTTGGGTCTCCACCAGTACTATCTTTCATTTTTTCAAGAGTTGGTGTACTTCTTTTGGTAATACGCATTGCTTCGTTACCATAAATTAAAGGATTGTTTATATCAACTGCAGATTTAACTCTGATACCAGTTGTTTCTTGTTCGATAAGAGTTTCTGTATCTTTCTTTACTGCACCATCAGCCGTTGACCCTGCTGGGAAATTTAATTGTTTACTTCTAAATAGTTCTAATATCGTTGGCATTATGAATTATTGATATTTGTTCTGTTTTTTATTGTTCTATCAGCCGAAGCCATTATTAAACCTGTAACTTTTTCTCTATCTAAATATACATCTTTATTAGTCATGAATGCATCTTTTAATTCAGTCATCCTATCTAACATTGTTGTTTCGTATTCTGAAAGTGATTCTCCTCCACCTATTCCATCTATTAAACCACTTATGGAAGAACCTATTGAACCTATTGCTCCTCCTATACTTGCGGAAATAGAAACGCTTGAAAGAGCTTCTAACTTCTCGGTATCCAATCTATCAAGTTGAGTAACAACCGCCGTTAAACCACCTGCCATACCTCTTAATGCATCTGCTAAATTCGTAACATTAGCGATACCCTCTGAACTTATGTTTCCGAGTGATTCTCCTGTCTTAGTTAGGAATCTTCTTACTATTCCTCCACCTAATAAAGCAACAGCGGAAAGTGCGGTTATTCCTGCTGCAAGTCCTATAAATGATAATCCAAGTGTACTCATTGCAACTGCCTTTTCTAGGGTTATTACATCTAACATACCTATTAGAACACCACCTACTGCAGAAACTATTGATGCAATCCCATTGAATGCACTACTAATTACATCACCAAATGCTGATATTGCTGGTGCTGCAACTCCAAGTGCGTATGCTAATGGAATCATTGATGCTCCAAATCCTGCTAGTACTAATAAACCTATTCCAATGGCTGGTAGTGCTTTTGAAACTGTTTTTCCAAATGCAGATAATCCTTGTCCTAATGCTCTTAAACCAACACCTGCAGGAACTCCTCCAAGACCTAAAGCAATTAGACCTGGAATTGCTGCTATCATAGCAACCATACCTATTGCAGTTGGTATTAAGTTAAGTGCTCCGAAGAGAACTTTTGCATTACCCATGGCTTTTAAACCACTAGCTAGGGATTTTAATCCACCTCCAGATTTTTTACCACCACCAGACATTTTATCTCCACCATCTACTGATTGTTTTTGTGCAGTACCAAAACCTAATCTATCACCAATTTTTTTACCAATTTTAGTTTTACCCATTAATGAAAAAGATTGATTTGCTTGTGATGATAACATTAAGAATGTACCTATTCCTTTTAATGCTTTTGGTCCAAATTGAGCAGTAAGTGCTTTTCCTGCTTCGACCATACTATTGAAATCACCGATTCTTGCTTTTGATATCTTAGCAGCATTTTCTTCATTAGTAACCATTTTCTGCATTTCTGCAACTGATACACCTAGTAGTGCTGCGGTTTGTTTCTTTTGGAAGTAATCCATTTTGTTAAATGCATTAATACCACCAAGTTGTTTTAAGGTTTCTTTTGTTGCTCCTTCTATATCACCATCATATGCTAAACCTCTTGCTTTGTTAAGGTTAATATTCTTACCTAACATTGCACTTAATTCTAGTTCCTTAGTAATAGAAGATTCAAAATCAAGTAATCCATCTGTTATTTTACTAAGAGTACTCATATTAGTACCAAGTTTAGCAGCATATCCTGCTGCTTGAATAATATTTTGACCACCTTGTTTACCAAACAATGCAAATTCTTCAGTTGCTCCAGCAACATCACCCATTAACTGAGAAACAGGTATACCATTCATTACTGCAAAATCTCTTGCACCAGCTGCTAAATTACCAGCAGTTTCCGCAGAACCTCCATTTAATCTTGCCAAGGTACCTGTTAGTACTGCTGCTTCATTAGAACTAATACCCATGTTATTGGATATTAAACTTGTCTGAGTTTGTACTCCTTCAGCTATATTATTTAATCCACCCATTTCGGCAGATAATGTTTTTAATGATACAGCAGAATCACCAAGGAAATAAGATAGTACTGCTGCTTCACCTGTTTGTTTACTGAATCCCTCACCAACTTGTCCTAATTCTTTATTTACATCAGCAAGTTTACCAGCAAAATCTCCTGCAGCAAAAATGATACCACCCATTACTCCTTTTACAGAGGCTAATTTCATTATTGTGGTTTGTATTGTTTCGCTTATCGCTTGGAAACCTTGATTTAATTTATCTGCTGCTTGTTGTTGTAAATCAATTACATCTTTTTCTTCTTTGGTAAGGTTAGCGATATCATTTGCTTCACCCTTTACTTTTTGAAGAATTTTAAAAATCTCAGAATCTTTTCCTAAAATGGCTGCTGCTATTTCAAGTTGTTTATTTAACGCTTCATTCTTAGCGGCTATTTGTTCTACATCTTCTGCATTAAGAGATGATAAATTTCTTGTTTCTTCAAGAATACTTGAAATTGCCTCTTTTTGTACATCATTTAGATTGGCAATAGATTTTGATTCATTTACTACCTGAGTTTGTAAATCCTTAAAAGAACCAAACTGTGATGCTATTGAACTTACACCTTTTTCTAAATCTGCTACAAACGATTGATTTGCAGAATTAACCTTTTTGAGTTCATCAGCTAAACCTTTAATTTTTTGTTGTTGTTTTTCTAATGAGGCAGTATAATCTTTACCAGACTTCTCTTGCATATCAAGAAGTGTCTGATATCTTTTTTGCTCGTTTTGGAGCTTTCTAAGATTTTCTGCTCTATCTGCCATTTATGCCTTTTACTTCTTTTTTACTTGATAATTTCCAAGTTGTTTAATAAGTTCTTCTGATTCCTTATTCACCTTGTCCAGTTGTTTTTGAAGTTTTGGTGGGAATCCTCTTTGTTTTGCTTTCTTAATAAGTCTATCTGCAGTACCTTTTGATATTCCATCAAAGAAATCTCCGATAAAACGAGATACCATATTAAGTTCGTTTAATTTATTTTTTGACATAAGATTCTCCTATATAGTTTTGTACTACTATAAATATATAGTAAAAAAAAAGTGAGGAATTATTTCCTCACTCTTACATTTGGTCCTCTACTCTGAGAGGATTTGTTTGCTTTATTTATCTCTTCTGATTCTTTCTTCTTTGCATCTACTAACTTTTTGAAGTAGAAATTTCTCCAATGGATTGGCATGAAGTAAACATCGTTCCAAGTAAATCCATTACCATAGTTAACCATCTCCCAAAGTTGATTGTGGAGTTGAAGCGAGTAATCATTCGGAAGGGTAAAAAAACCCGGCACCAAATGGTATATCGAGAGCCTCCTTCTCACCCGTTAACTCTGAAGTAAATTCAAAAGTTAAATCCAAATCTGGACTTATTGATTGTACATATGTTCTAAGTGCTCTTGAATCTAATGCAAGTAAGTTATTTTTAACATACCCATTGATATATCCTTTATCAGAATTACCTTCTACTTCAACTATCATATATCTTAATCTTGTTGAAATATCTTGAGATATTGAATCTCCTTTTTGTAATCTTTGTAGTGCTTGAACTTCTGCAGTTATATCCTTCTCATCTTTATGTGTTAGTAATCTGAAAACTATCTTTTTACCTGATGGAAGTGTAAAGTTGTATCTATTATCAGTATTGATAATACTTTCATCTATTTCTTTTGTTTGAACTTTTGAAAGGTCTATGTTTACTTTTTGTAGTTCGAGTGTTGAAGGGTCGGTAACTTCTACGTTATAATCCTTACCATAACCCAAAATACGAGTTGCTAAAAGAATTGCATTCTTATCACCGATTAGAAAATCATCTACATTCACATCCTTATCAACTACGATAGATTCGAACAACTTATCAAGCACCACCCCCTTCCTTATCAAATTTTGTGAAGCAAGTATATCCTCTTCTCTAGCGGTCATATACTTAATTTCTACACTACCCTTTGATAACGGGTTTTCTTCTGGATAACCTTTACCCTTAGAAGGTAAATCAATTATCTCTGTTGGAAAATCATATTTTGCCATAACATTGTTTTATTTGTTTGTATATAAATATATAATACTTAAAAAATTAGAAATTAGGCATAAAAAAAAGTTCTCACTAAGAGAACTTTTTTCGTTATAAATAATTTTGGAGTAGTATTAAAATTCTAAAACTGCGTAATCATAAGAAAGTGTTAAAGTAATTTCAACAGGGTCATTTGATGCCCAATCTAAATCATTAAACACAGCGTTGTTGATGAATGCACCCTTAAGAGTCCATTGTTCAATTTTATCACCAACTGGTCCTAATAGGTAACATTGGATATCTTTCTTATAGAAATCTGCATATCCATCTCTACCTGTTAAAGATTCGTGTGATAATCTTACCCATTCCATTACTGCCTGAGCACCACTTGGAACGATTGGGTCATATAGAGTAATCTCTACATCTTGCCATTCACCTTTACCTTTAAGTTTTCTCTTAACGTTGATGTGGTCAAGTGTAACAGTTTCAAACTGAATTGAAGGTCTGTTTGCTGTTTTTATAAGATATGAAGGTACACCATCGATTTCCATGATGAATCTATTCTTCATCTTCGGTTCGAAGTTGGTGTAAAACATATCGTTAAATTCTAATACTTCTGCCATTTTATTTTCTCCTAATTATATTCTACTATAAATATAGTTTACTTTTATTTTTATTAACTTATGCGGTAAATGATGCTCCAGTCGGTAAGATGTTGAAATCTAACACGATAAATTCAGCAGTTTTAGTAGGTTGTAAAAATATTTGACCTGCTAAGATGTTTCTATCAATTACATCTGGTGTATTGTTTGATTCATCCATTACTACTCTAAAAGCATATAAACCTTGTCTTTGTTGTATTCCTTCTAAATACGGATTAACTGTATTTAAGAATTTTCCTCTCGTCTGTGCTGTATTTTGTTCGAATACTAAGTATCTTGAAGTTGAAGCGATATACTTCTTAACTTTAATCATTAATCTTCTTACATTGATTCTATCTAACGCAGATGCTCTATCTTGTAGAGTTTTCTGTCCAAATGCAACGATACCCTCTCCTGGGAATGCTGCGATTGGATTAATCTTTCCTTCATATAAAGAATCTCTTTCAGCGTGTGTTAATCTGTTTAGTACAGAAACTGCTCCTACAATTCCACCTCTATTTAAACCAGCTGGTGCAAACCACTCTGCTGCAATAGCATCGTTCGCTGCATATATTCCAGGCATCAATACTGATGGTGGAACAGCAGTTAATTTATTAGTGTTTCTATCGATTGTTTTAACC